GCCCAACTGATGAGCATTACGGAAAATATACATGCGGCCCCCCACCTCGTTAAGTTTATGGACGAGCAAGCTGCAGCTGCAGCAGCAGCATCACCGGAGCAAGCAGCTGCAGCAGCAGCAGCAGCATCACCGGAGCAAGCAGCTGCAGCAGCAGCAGCAGCAGCATTAATAAATATCAGGAAACCAGCAAAGAAATACGGCCTCATGAATAAGAAGGCGGCCCTGATCGCCGCGGACTCGTCCAAACAGATTATAGGGAAGAAGAGGAATTCTGCTGACAGGGGGGGACATGGAGTTTGGGGTGCAAAAACAAAGAAAAGACACCGCAAGCAACGATCTAACCGAAGAAAACCTCACTATAAACGCCGGTGTAAATCGCATAAAAAACGATCTAAAACACAAACCCAAAAAACCAACAAAAAACGTCATTCCCTAAAATCTAAACTGCGGATAAAAAAACGAAGCCTCAAAACGCGTTAAATCTTCCCATCAAAACACATAATTGCCGTCGCAGCAAAATTATGTAAATCAATCAACGTATCGCGTAGAGTTTTCATCCTCTACAAGTGTCACCGAATTTTTGGTGATGGATTGTGGTCGGGCATTTTTATCTTCCCGGACTAAAACGTCTATAGTATCATATGTTGCAATGACATCTCTATAATCTTTATTTTTCTTGGTGACCAATTCAAACCCATTTTGTTGTATGAATTGATCTAATCGGTTATTACCGAGATTTAAAAGGACTTCTGCTGCGAGGAGTTCTGCATCGGTATACTTCGTTCTATGTGGGTCAATAGATGTGCATTCCATATTATATAATATTATTTTATTATTTACCTTTAATATATTTTAGATTTAAGCTCATTCAATCATATGTCGTTTAATTTTATGATTGTATGTACCCAATGGTATATCTTCTAGGAGAGATAATTCCTCTACATAAACGTCTATCCATATCTCTAGTTTATTTCGCAGAATTTTAGCACGTAGGGTTTGACCTTTCTTGAAAAATACCGACATGGATAGCGTGTCTTTATCATGTCCTAGAAGTTTTCCATCAAATGTTAACAGTATATCTCCATCCTGTAAATTACCATATGAACCCATCACAAGCAATCCATCAAGTGTCTCTACTCCTAACAGGAGGGCAGCGGGAGCGGTCATATAGGTTGTAGACACTTTTAAGGTTCCACATACATAATTATCATTGTTTAGTATAATTCTGGTTATACATTCTTGTATCACTTGCATGCTCGCGCCCCAAGCAAATCCTTCAAAATCTCCTATACCAGCACTTAAAATAGCGATTAATTCTCCGTTTGGATTTAGCATAGGGCTACCAGAATTACCTCTATAAGTAGGGGATGTTATTCCTACCGATTCGATCATATTTGATATGATATATTTATCATCTCTGATAAATCCAGGAGCTATGGAGGTTTCATCTAATCCCAACGGATTTCCAATTAATAAACAGACATCTCCTATCGCTACTTCATCTGTAGCAAAGGAGATAGTGGTATGAGAATACACACTAGGTTCATTTGTTTCAAACTCAAAAACGGCAATATCGGCATAAGCACATACACCAACTACTTTACATTTACATAACATGGTTTTACCTGTATTATTAAAGTTAGAAACCGTCATATGAATTTTGTGGGCAAAAGTATTTCTATTTCCAGCCATTACATTATGAGCAACCGTAATACCATAGATTTTATTATTAAATTTCATTAAAAAGGCGGTGCCGGTCCACCTTGAGGAATCATTGTTATGATGCATAAAAAGTGTTCCTACTGCATTTTTGACATTATTATAGGTATGTTTATGAGACATATTAGATGGACCAGTTGCACCGGTTGCCCCTTGAGGACCAGTTGGACCTTGAGGACCAGTTGTCCCTTTAGGACCGGTAGCACCAGTTGCCCCTTTAGGACCGGTTGCCCCAGTTGCCCCTTTAGGACCAGTAGCACCAGTTGTCCCTTTAGGACCAGTAGCACCAGTTGCCCCTTGAGGACCAGTAGCACCAGTTGCCCCTTGAGGACCAGTAGCACCAGTTGCCCCTTTAGGACCTTGTGTGATGGTTGTCACTGGATTAGAATTCGTAGATACTTTATCAGTGAACCTTTTTGTATCCCATTCCAGTATTTTGTATTCTTCTGTAGTTCCATCGGAATATTGAAGGTTGACATGTAGATGTTTAAATACTCCATATATAGGATCGGTTAATAAATCATTACGAACAGTTATAGTGTTGTTAGCAGTTATCATCTGTTGAATAATATCTGTTCTTACAAAATGGGCATTATCACGATAGTCATGATACGTCTTATCTGTTCCGCAATACACGGCCCATACTACTTTCATTACCATATAATAAGAACATAGATAATAAATTATTCAGCCTTCTTTTCGGTATGATTTTCATTTAACAATTTACCCACATGCTTAATCGTATCGCTTTGAACAGTTACTAAAATTGCCGGACAGAACGCATGAATTACCCCTAACAGGGAACCACAAAATAAATACAAAGAATTCTTTAGAGCGAATTGTAAATGGTCATAATAAGACATATTAATTTCTTCTAGATGATTCCACTGGAATAAGGTCATATAAGTATATAATTAGATGACTTTAAATAAAAAATTGATTATTATAGTTATATATAGGTTATGATATAACATGCTATGGGAAACATTAAACGACTGGTACTATCTCTATTGGGTCAACTCCTCTTATCGTTCAGGTGAATCATGGCGACAAAAAGAATTTAGTAAATTAGTAATTGAAGATAAAAATGGTAAATCATATTATTAAAAATTAAAAATTAAAAATAAATAATATAACATAAAATTGAATAGTTTAACAACCCCCTATCTTTTTTAATATGTCTAGGAGTAATAATAAAAAATATTATAAATCGGATGAAGAGTCGGATAGTGACTCTGGCAGTGATACAGAAACGGAAGATAAGTCTTTGCCTAAGTGGAAAAAGAGCAAACAACTTCTAGAAGCCGTATGGAGCATTTCTAAAATCTGGATAGCTTGGATTACGATTCATTATATCTCTGTCCGCCTATATTCCGAAGAGTGTAGTGGTCGTACACCGTGGAAAATTGTGTGGTCGCCCATCGTTTCACAAAGCCCTCCATGTAGAGGACTGTTATGGGCGATAAATACCTCTTCAGAAGCCATTAAACATATGTGGATGATTGCGGGTGGATGGATTGTTATTAAGTTAAATAGTATTTTTAAGTATAAAGAAGATTAATTATCCGTAGGTATTATATATGGACTCCAATGTAAACTATCAATTAAACGCGAAATATAAAGACGGTACCTTAAATGAATTATATAAGCGTGTGGTAACCAAATCAGTAGTCATTGATTCTAGGTTTAGAGATAATTATAATAATAATTCCAGTAGCTCATTTATCGCGTCGTTGCCTACTCCCATCAATGAGATAATGGAAATGGATGTAACGCAAATAGAAATACCGACAGCATGGTATGCGGTATCTAATAGTTTAGGCAATAATTTTTTTCATATAGATAATTCGTGTATCATAATTCCGGATGGTAATTATAACGCATCACGAATGCAATCAGAAATTAACGCTAAACTCAAATCTGCCGGAACCATACAAATAGATGTAGACCCGGATTGCGAATCTGGTACTAATAGAACACTTTTTAAAGACATAAGTAATATATATTTCAATAAATATAAAGGGGATTCAACCGCTATAGATCCAAATCCGTTACCATTAAAACTCGGTTGGATGCTAGGCTTTAGACAAGGAGCATATAAGAAATGTAATGCTTCGGGTATTCTCTCTGAAGGTTTATTTAATGCGTATGGTCCTAGATATGTCTATTTAGCGGTAGAAGACTATAATCATAATCAACTAAATGAAACATTCATTCCACTCAATAATTCTCTAGTAAATAAAAATATTTTAGCGAGATATGCTGTTTCAAATAATAGTGATACCCCTAACGGCTCAGGAAGCACCTTTTACAATAAATTTGTTTCGTTTACTAGACAATATACCGGGCCAGTAAATATTAATAAATTAAAAATACAATTATTAGACGAATATGGTAGAATCATAAATATGAATAATATGGATTATTCCTTTGTATTAACTTTTAAAGGAATATATATCAGATAAATATATCAAACTAATACATATGTCTTTCGCATTTTCAAATACTAATCCGAAGTTAACTAGTAGCGATTATATAGAAAGAAAAAAGGGGGTAACGCGCTATGCTTATTTACGTTCGTTGGCAAAGAGTCCTAAAGTTGTCCCATATTCTAATTATGATGGAACGATTATTATGGATAATTCGAAAATAATTAGTGTCCGATCCTATGATGAGTTATTGAATATTACCAAAGGTAGTTATATTAAACCGCATAAAGATTGTACATTGTCAATCATATGTCCTTCGAATCAATCGTCTGGGAATATAGGGGAAAATACGTACACGACGGTTTCGGCGTGTACTTATGTAATAGAAACTTCCTATAGTTGTATGAAACAGTGTAATCAGTCATGTGATTCATCTGGTCTGGATATAGATCCAAGCGGAGAACTCGGTAATTGTAATACGAATTATTTTTATCAATTAAAGAAAATGAATGATTTAAAGATAGATATTAGTTTAGCGAATAATAATTATCGTTACCGAGGGTTTCGTTATCCAGCGCCGATACGATTAAAGACAATGAAAGAAATAACTTCGGATGCCTCATGCGTCTGCTAGTTAATCTTCATCTAACAGCATTATTGCCATTGCCGCATAATTATGCAAGTCTATTAATGTATCTCTCATTTTTTCATCATTTACCAATTGAACACCCGTTTTAGAAACCGTTTGTAATCTAGCAATTTTATCGCCTAAACGTACTAATACCCCGACAGGACCAAAGGTAGCAAAGGCATCTCCATAATCGGCATTCTTGTTTTCAAATAACGTCAATGCCTCCTCTTGGACCTTCTTTAATTGGAGCGTTCGTCCTTTTATATTTGACGGCAGGGAACGTTCTCTCTCTTTTGGTCCTTTCCGTTCTGGATAACCAAATTTAGCCATTAAAAAGGGCGGGTAGGTATCCATATTAGTATCCATATTAGTATCCATATTAGTAGTATTAATAATATGGATTTATATTAGTTTTATCTAATAAGTTTTTAAACTTCATGGTTTCCGATTAATGACACAGGGATGATCGCAGTCAAAAAGTGTATTCGCTCTTTTATGCTCTGCCTCTATAACTGCCTCAGATAAAAACTCCTCATATGTTTCGCTCTGTTTGCATCCAGCAGCCGTAGGCGCGCCACTTTTGCCTGAAATAGGAGGAGGCCATGATTGTCTATATTGTTTGGTGGGTAGGGTTGCGTATTTTCCTTTACGATAATTCATATATTCCGCCCCGGTCATTGTGTGGAGATCTTTAGCAATATTGTCAGAGGGGAAAATCCGGTTATTTATTCGTTTATGCCTACAATTATGTAGTGTCTTTGTATCGCATGATTTGCCTTGATTACATTTAGGTAATCTATTTATTTGTCTTGATGGTTTGATTTTATTTTCGATGTAATTACTCTGGGAATGGTCAGCATGATCATTATCCGGTTGCACCCAATTACGATGAGTAAACTTTGCTTTTTTCAAGGTTAATAAACCTCTAGTATTCATAACCGATGGATGTGAGTATAAGGGTAGATCACAGCATATATGGGTTGCGACGCTATTACTGTAATAACCCCCTTGATTCCCTCCATATCCTTTTAGTGCGCTATATACGCCAGTACCTGGCCCGGTGCCCGGTATAAAAACTCCTTTGTGTGTTTTATGTGTTTTAGACATTGCCATACTTTGACCAACATGTCCTATATTTCGGTGTGGTCCATTAATAGAAAACCCTCCACCATCGGTAGTCGCTTTAAAATGTATTCCATAATTGCCTGGAGATGTTCTATTAACATTGAATCCTCCAGCAGAAGAGATACCTGATAATCGGCGGTAGGTAGTCTTGGTGCGTTTTTTGAGTGTAGCTAAAGACATATACACTATAAACAGATAATTTATATACTCAAAAGATGGCGTTCTTCCGAATTATCTTGTAAACACCAATGCAATAACCAATATAATTTAGTTCCATATATTTGATTCATAGAAGCAGTTGCGCTTCCAAACATATTCGTCATGATATATTTTGCTAAACTATTATATATTGATTGGATAGGCACAGATGCCGGCAGTTCTTCTATGTGCTCTAAATCGGTCGACAAATAAATATCCGCTTTATTATACAAATGATTAATGGTAATGTTATTGTTTTTAATAGGTAAAAAATGAATAGTAGGTATAAGATATAAATTATTAACAACATACGTTGTTTTTACGTCCAAATAAGCAATCGTCAACTTTCTTTTCTCTAAAAAAGTCAATATCAAAACCATATTATTCCATAACGATTTTGCGTTTGAATAGGTCAGCGTATAGTTAGCATTTTCTAAAGTAGATATATTATACGTTTCGGGAAAGATAATAGTATTATCTTCAATAGAATAGTTTAGTAAGGAGATAGTTAATATTTCTGAAATTATTTTTATATGTTCTTTGTCGGCTTTAATCATATAATAATAATAGGATATTCTTTTTCTTCACATTGATCTAACACAAATCCCGGTCCTAAATCCTGATAAATGAGACGTTTTGCTTCAGTTAAGTTCGCGGCATAAACATATCCCGAAATCTCAATCGTTTCAGGCTCGGTAGATATAACGGAACCCATTGCTAACTATATTTACTAAAATAATCACCTCAATTTTTATTTAGGAATGTCCCCACAAAGAATAGAAGGGAGAGAATGGCGATTCTTCTTTCTTTGGCTTATTCGATGAAATATCGGACGGAGGAGTATAAGTAGATGTTTTGGAGGAAGGGTTCGTTTTTTTAGTGATAGGAGTAACCAACGGTTTTTTTAATAAACTAGTTTCATCATTCGATAGGTTATAAGGTGTCTCGTGAGGAGTTTCTCCGTTATACTCTAATGCTTCTTGTAAATCAAGAGTAGGTTTAGACCATTGACTCCACATTTACTATAGTATAGTAAAATGGCTTTAATTTAATTTTTATGCATTATAATATTAAAATTGAAACACTTTTACGTCATATAGTAAGTTAAACATGTCGGCTAATATCTATAGGTACAAATTAAGTGATGGTATTTACGACATAATTATAGCATTTGCAAAGTTACATCAATATGACGAGAGAAAAGAGTATAAAGAGGCTTGGAAAGTTTTAGTAGAATCAAAAGAGGAGGAATTTTCGGATGAAAGGGAAAGATTAATGATGCTAGGGTATAAGGGAGATGTATTAGATAAAATGTATAAAAGTGGAAGATATTATTTTAAGAGTAAATCTCCCACCAAAAATAATACCGGACCTACAAAGAAAGAATTTTCCATGAAATTAAGTAAGTATATGCTAGACATGATAGAATCACATATTAATTCTAACGATGGATTTATTAAGCCGGCAGACCGATATGATGCATTTTGCAAAGACCACAAAGAAACCATCGTTAGAGAGATGGAACAGTTAAAGTGTGTAGAAAAAGACCTAATGGCTAAAATTAAGAAATCATACAAAAATAAGTATTTTACGATACAAAAGAAAAAACATATATCATAAATATATGAGCAAACTATTAAGTCAGGGTGGATATGGGTGTGTATATAGGCCCGAAATAAAATGTTCGGGTCAGATTGGCTCTAAGAAAATGGTTAGTAAAATACAAAAAAAAAATTATGCTGCTTATAATGAAATTAACATAAGTGATTTAATTCGTAAAATAAAACATTATCATCTATATTTTTTACCAGTTATAAAATCTTGTCCCGTAAAATTATCTAATATTGATGCGAATATATTAAAACCATGTGAAGTAATTAACCAGAAGTATTCCTATATAATACTGAAATTCCCATTTTTACAAAACATAGCATTTGTGCCGTTTTTTTCTACTACTACAAAACCAGCATTAAATTTAATAGAAATGTATGAGAGATTAGTAAAAGGATTAGAGTTATTGTATAATAAGCACATAGTGCATCATGATTTAAAAATGGATAATATATTAATAGATGCTAATACATATAATCCTATTATTATTGATTATGGTATAAGTATTGATATGAAAAAGGTAAATAAACACACGTATAATGATATATTTTATATCTATGCCCCTGATTATTATCCGTGGTGCATAGAACAACATATTATATCATATATGGTACAACATCGTATTGAGGATAACAATAATGAACCTCTAACCGAAACAGAATTATATTCGATAATCGATTCATATACCGCTAATTATTTTTTTAATAATTTTTCACAAGATTTTATACAAAACTATAATAGGACATTGAAACACTATGTTAAACCATTAATTAATTCCCGCCCGTCAACTATACTACCCAACTTAATAAAAGACTACGCCTCGTGGGATCTGGTATCATTAAGTATTATCTTTATTAATTTAATAAAATTAGTATATGAAAGAAAACCAATTCCTAAAATTATTGTATCCTTACTAAAGATATTATTACTAAATATTTCTCCAAATATTAAAAAACGCCCATTACATAAGAGAACATTGAAAGCAATAAAGCATTTAAAGAAAATGAAATAAATATATCATGGGTAAAAATAAGTTTGGAGGTAACAAGGCTAAAAAAATGGCCCGAAAACATAATATTCCAGTAGAAAGAAAGACGAGATATCAGACAGAGGAAGGTGAGATATATGGTTGTTGTAATAAAATACATGGAGGTGGACAAATTCAAGTATTATGTATCGACGGACTAGAGAGATTGTGTTTTATACGTAAAAAATTCAAAGGACGAGGCAAAAAAGACAATATTATTAATATTGGCACCATTGTTTTAATCGGAATGAGGGATTATGAAACGTTAAGCGATAATAAATTACAAAAATGTGATTTATTAGAAGTATATTCTAGTTCTGATAAATACAAATTAGAACAACATCATCCTACTTTACCTTGGGATACGTTTTCTTCCGTTGGAGTGGTTGACACATTTTTGGTACAAGAATCCTCTAATATAATTGATTTTACAGATCAAACTCCTACATGTATCTCTGAGATAGAGACCGCTCCCCCAGAAGAACCCATCTCAGATGAGGATATTGATTTAGATGAAATCTAATAATCCCATCCGCAAAAAGACTCTATACTATCGTCTAAGGAGGTAGACGATGGATTAGGAGACGATGGCTTCTTGTTGCTACATAGAGAGGGATCAATTGGCATTATACAATCATATCTCTCCTTATCAATCGTCTCCTTAAACATTTTCCAGGGAGTAACCGATTTCAATCCTTCCACTCCCTTTTCACAGAACAAGTTCAGTAATACCGGACTAAACCCAGAAAACATAGTAACTCCTTTTTGCGAACTGACGGCCGGAAATCCATTCGTCGATCGCAAGTTCCAAAACAAAATATGAGGCGCCTTCCATGGCACTCCCGAATGTTTCAAACCCGCCTCCCTATACATTCTCTCTATCTTATTCCACATTGTTTCATTTACCGCCTCGTTTCCGGAACAATCAATCTGCATATCAGAAAATACCGCCAGCACCAAATTACTTACTTGGTCCGCCTGTAGGTTAGCATCAATACACGCCTGTAAAATTAAGGTTAGCGCAGCAGTAAAGTTTGTACTAAAACCCCATTGAGACCGACTAATTTTTTGCACATTGGATACAAAATGTTCATCCTTGTCTACCTTAATCCATTGAGGTTTTTCCGCAAACGTTAAAATTCTATTTTTAATGCATGACTTATTTGCTACCCTTAATGATAACCCTACCGCCGCATTATACGCCTCGTCTGATGTCATTGAACCCGAAGTATCACACATCGCAATCATATTTCCTAAATCTCCAATGAGATCATTTCCATCTAGCCACTGCGAATTTAATAGGGCATTTTCAGTAGGCTTATTAGAGCCAAGAGCACTCTTTACCAAATCATTTAGCCCTACTCTCTTTCCCTTAATTGTTTCTCCCTTTTCTACTTTATTTTGAACCCACTCATCAAACAAGGTCGCTCCTAGCACCCTATCCTCCTCATCTGAACGCTGCTTTCCCGCCTTGTTAATATTTTGAAATGCCTTTCTCTGCCGGTTTAACGTTACCGAGGTAACACTATTCCAATTTAATTCCGAATACTGTTTAGCACATTGCTTAATTTGTGTTGTATCTAAATATAGGTTTAGACAACTAAGTAGGGTTCTATATTCTCTATATGCTTTACGCTTTGCGCATAATAGCCTCTGTTTCGAGAACGGCAGTGTATTCTGAGCGCTTTCTATATAGTTTGAAAATTGCCTCTCAGCCAGCGCCTTAAACATTTTCTTAAATTGACTACCTTCCCTAGGTACCCATTTAGCACATAGAGAAATGCGCCCATTAGTGTTTGATATAGCCACATCATAATCCCTATTTAAAGTAGAATTAATTAAATCTAACATATATACCGAGGTACCTTCATCCCAGTCAAAATTAGACCATAAATACTTCAAATCTCTCCACGATCCTAGTGGATGCTGACTCGTATCCATCGGCAAATTCATTACATAATAATATAGCGCATTCTTCACCAGTTTATTATGTCCTTCCCTATCTAATCCATGAAGTAAATGCATTCCCAGACCATATTCACCCTTTCCCTCTACCAGATCCCTAGTCTGTAGTGCCATTCTATATAAAATATCCATATGTTTCGGACTATCCTTACAATCATCCAGCAACTTTCTATATGTCCCCTCCAATTCATATTGCCGATTCTTATCGCACCTCGTTAGTTGAAAAAACAACTGCAATACCCGTTCGTTGATATTATACGACCACCCATGCTCAATATGTCCCTTCTCTCCTTGCTGAATCGGTGTAAAATTGTCTAGTGCTGATACTACCGATGCCATAGTACTCTATTATGGTGTTATTTTTTTAAGTTGTTTTACGTTTTGTTTTATTATAAGTCAGGCGCAAATGTTTGGTTTTGTGAACCGCATGAGGACGTTCTTTAAATAAAAAATACAAAGAATGGATATTTTCTAATACACACAGTCCTGGTTGAAATATAATATCATCCAAAGCAGTGACCGATTCCAAAAAAGAATCTTCCAAATTTTCATTAATATAAGAGTGTAAATCCTCTTTTTCTAACGTGTTATTGTATTTGGCAATAGAAAGTATTTTAAACGTCTCTTTAGTATTTGATTTTATAAGATGTAAAAGAGAGTGTTTGTTTAATATATTATTTTGTAGTGGATGATTTAAAATATTTACTTTTTCAATATTATTGTTGGCGTTAATATAGAGTATATATATTTTTATGTTTTGGATATCTTCTTTTGCGAAGGGTGTTTGGTTTATTAGTTCTTTTTCTTTGTTTTCGTATTCTTCTATCCAACTTGTATCAAATAGGTCCTCCATTATATATAAATCGGTTTTATATATAATCAATCTAACTCATCTTCCATATCTCCGCCTAATGCTTCGGTAAAATCATGCATTTTGTCATATTCCCAAGAATATAGGTAGGGGTTACCTTCGTAATATCCTCGGTCCCATTCATTCATTCGGTTGATGCCATATCTCATATCATCCTCTTGTTTATATATATTATTTCTCTCGTCTAGTTCTGCCATTTGTTCCTCTGCTTCTAGAATATAAAGATTATCATACATCTCATTATCTGCTATAATGTTTTCTTCTTGTTCATATGGTGCTACGATATGTTCCCAATTCTTTTGATTGATTGCTTTCCCTTCTCGGCATAATGCGGGAAACTGTGCGTTTGAATAACTATATTTGGGTACCCGATGAGCTCTACCAAGCCTGTAGAGCTGTCGGCTTTGTTTGCGGTATCGGTTGTTGTTGTTGCTATACATATCTATTACTTTATTACTATATTATTAATATGTTTTCAATTTTTTATAGAATTAGTAATTGTTCCGAAATCATATCTAAATTCCTCATCGAATTTATATTTAACAATTACAGAATCGCCATTTTTTAATATATGATAAAAATAATTTACTTTTTAGGTTTGCGTTTATAATATTTTTTCCTTTTTCTTGTTTTTTTCTTTTTTACGCCGGATGCTTTACCCATAATAGTATTAAAGCTATTTTTTATTTGTTCTGATATTATTTTAGAATGCATAGCAGAACTATATCTTTTAGAACGAGTAAGATTTTGTTTTAATTGTTTAGTTGTCATTTTTTTCCATCTGGCTGCTTGTTCGTCAAAAAATTGCTTTATTGTATTAGTATAATCTTTATATGCATCTGCTATATGAGAATGAATAAGTCTTTCTTCATCCGTTTCGGCATTGACGACATCCCCTATCTCGGCCTCATATTCTTCGTCCATATGTCCTAATAACTTTTCTAACTTAGGCAGTCCTATTTCATAATCACGGTGTGTAAGAATTTCTTTTATATATTCTAATGATATACTTGGATACATACTTGGAGAAATTATAGCATGGAGATTCCGTTCATTCATATAACCTTTTGTTGCAAATAATAAAAATATTAATAGAGGAAATATTGCATCTACAGAATCAATATCTTCTCTATATATATCTTTTATTGTTACATTATGTTTTTCTCTACTATCAAACCAATTCATATTGTTATAAAACATAGTGGCGTTTACTGAATTTGTATTAGACGGATGAGTTATCACTCCTAAATCATATCTAGTTTCTCCAAATAACTGGAACCTAACAATTACATTATCTCCAATTTTTACCATATATAAATTGAATATTATTAATGTGTATAATAAAAAATTGAAAAACATTGGTCTTAGTTGATAATAGATAATCATGACCGCTCTCACTACCACCGCTCTAATTATGTTTGTTATCTGCCAACCGATTTTCGGCTCCATATTTGGAGCATATAAATGCCCTGAAGGACATAGATGTGTCCGATACCGGGGAGGCTCTTTACTAGACAAGATCGATAACCCTGGTTGGAATTTTCATGAACCGTTCCTTACTACCGCTGTTCCCATTGAAATCATCTACCAAACCGATACCTTACTAGATGTCGCTTGCGCGTCTAACCAAGGTAGCAAAGTTCATTTTGATATTGATGTTATTAATAAACTGGACTCCTCTGATAAATG